CAGATGAACTTAAATTTATGAGAGAACAATTGTTAATTCTACAAGAGGAAGTGGATAATAAAAAACAAAAATCAAAAGGATTTGGTTAATGACCATCAATTTAATAAGCATCACACCTGATGCAGAAAAAACAATGGCACATATTGCCAGAGTGTCTAATCCAGACAATCAAGATAATCCAAACTATGCAGGATTATTGAAGTATTGTATTAAACATAACCATTGGTCTGTGTTTGAGCAATCATCAATGACACTTGAGATTGAGACGACTCGTGCTATCGCAGCACAAATTCTCAGACATCGTAGTTTTACTTTCCAAGAATTCTCTCAACGATATGCAAAGAGTAACGAGTTAGGTGAAATTGAATTACCAGAGTTGCGTAGACAAGACAAAAAGAATCGTCAGAACAGTATAGATGATCTGGATGCAAAGGTTGTTGATAAACTGAATCGTCAGATGATTACTCTGTTTAGTTCTTCACAAGCATTATATAATCAGATGATTGAAGAAGGAGTTGCAAAAGAATGTGCTCGAATGGTGTTACCACTTTGCACCCCAACTAAAATCTATATGACAGGTTCTTGTCGTTCTTGGATTCATTATATTAATCTAAGATCAGCACATGGAACACAAAAAGAACATATGATTATCGCAGAAGGATGCCGAAAGGTGTTTACCGAACAGTTCCCCTCTGTGTCCGAAGCCCTTGAATGGGACTAAATAACTTTACAAAACTTAAAAAACTTATGCCCACATATCCAGTAATACATAAAGAGACACGAGAGAAAAAAGAACTCTCCATGACAATGGCTGCTTGATCAATGGAGAAAAGATAATCCAGAATGGGATAAAGATTGGCAAGCAGGTGTTGCAGCATCTCAGGAAATGTTTAAGTGGACAGGAGAAGCAAAATCTAGTGGTTGGAATGAAGTGTTGGATAGAGCATCCAGACAACCAGGTTCAACTGTTCGTAAAAATAGAGACTATTCATTCTAATGCCAGCTAAAAAAAGAAACGGAAACGGAAACTCTTCGGGGATTGGTAGCATGAGTGCCAAACAACTAAAAAGAAAGAAACCAATTAATACTGATGCGATGGTTGATATAAAACCATTAACAAAGAATCAAGAAAGGTTCTTTGAAGCATATGAAAATGGTAAAAACATTTTTGCCTATGGTGCAGCAGGTACTGGTAAAACATTTGTAGCATTATATCTTGCTCTTCGAGATGTATTAAATGAGATTACACCATATGAAAAAGTATATGTAGTTCGTTCTCTTGTATCTACAAGAGAGATTGGATTCTTACCAGGTGATCAAGAAGACAAGTCATTCTTATATCAGATTCCATATAAGAATATGGTTAAGTATATGTTCGAGATGCCTTCTGATCAGGACTTTGAAATGCTTTATGGTGCACTTAAAACTCAAGAGACAGTTGGGTTCTGGTCTACTTCATTCATTCGTGGAACCACAATGGATAATTGCATTATATTAGTAGATGAAATGCAAAACTTGAATTTTCATGAATTAGATAGTATAATAACAAGAGTTGGTGAAAACACAAAGATTATTTTCTGTGGTGATGCTGCACAAACTGATCTTGTAAAGACCAACGAAAGGAACGGAATCCTAGATTTCAAAAAAATTATCCTATCTATGGCTGATGATTTTGAATCGATTGAATTTGATATTAATGATATTGTCCGTTCTGGCCTTGTGCGTAATTATCTCCTTACTAAAATTGCTTTAGGTATGTAATGTTTAAACACTTAGATTATTTAAAAGGTGAAGTTGATTTAGAAGCAACTAGTATAGATGGAACTCGATTTTATAGAGTTCCATCAGGAGATTTATATCCATCTATCACATCAGTTACAAGTTTCTACAATCGTGAAATATTTTATGAATGGAGAAAAAGAGTTGGTGATGAAAAAGCAAATAAGATAACTAGGGAATCTACTTTTAGAGGAACTAAGTATCATGATTTAGTTGAACACTACTTAAAGAATGAAGACATTAACAAATTGGAAAATGTTCTTCCCTCTACTAAGTTCTTATTCTTACAATCTAAGAAACTTCTTGATCGTATAGATAACATACATGCTTTAGAGAAATCTTTATATAGCGATTACTTTGGTCTTGCAGGCCGAGTTGATTGTATAGCAGAGTATGATGGAGAACTTGCAGTAATAGACTTTAAGACTTCAGCAAAAATTAAACCCGAAAAATGGATCGAGAACTACTACGTTCAAGAGACAGCATACGCATGTATGTACTTTGAAATGACTGGTATTCCAGTTAAAAAATTAATCACTATCATGGTAGCTGAAAATGGAGAATGCAAAGTCTATGAAAAAAGAGACAAAGGTGAGTATATTAAACTTCTTACCAAATACATTAAAAAATTTGTCGAATACAAAACAAGAGAATATGACAACTAAAGTTGATGATATCATGAAGGAGAAGTTCCTTTGTCAATCACGATTTGCAGAAGAGGTAGAAAAAATAGCTAAAGTGAATAACTTTAATTATATTGATGCCATCGTTACCTTTTGCGAAGAGAATAAGATAGAGGTAGATGCTGTATCTAAATTAATTTCAAAGCCTTTGAAAGAGAAATTAAAATATGATGCACAACAATTAAACTTCATGAAGAAAACATCCAGAGCAAAATTACCTTTATAATTATTTGACTCCGATTGAAGTATACAAAACTTATCTGGCATTTAAAAACCACTTTACAAAAGAGAAGTATGATTACTTCAAGTATCGTGGTCGTTCCAGAGCATCCACTGCGGCCTTTCATAAGAGAAAGGACAGATACTTCTTTGAGAGAATGTCAAGAAAGAAAACAGAACAAGAGATACAAAACTTTTTTCTTGCAAACTTTACACAGACATTTGATCCCCAAGGTGTATGGATAGGATTGATTATTGATAGTGGAGAGAAGACATATACAAAGTGGTTAGAACAAATGGATAATTTGTTTGAGGTATTTAAGAGTAATGCAGATCGTATAGTGCAAGAGTATGATATCGAAGAGTTCTTTTCTTGTAAGAAAGGACACTCACCAATATTAAAGGAACATCTCTCAAGTAATATATCAATCGAAGAGATGATTATCTACGAAAATATCTTCTCATATGTCAAAGAACACGATAGTAAATTAATTGACCCAGTGTGGGAATCCGTCAGTTTAAAAATAAAGAAGTATATTCCATTTCTAAATATTAGTATGCTACAATATAAAAAACATTTAATTGAACAAGTACAGAGGAAAAATTGATGACAGAATTTTTTAGATCAGCACAGGTAAGGGCAGCACTTGCAGAACTTGCAGAGATACAAGATGATCTAGCACATACTATGTCAAGTCCTAGAATACTTAGTGATGATGAAAAGAAAGATTATGTGAGAAAGTTAAAGTTATTTTTAGAAAAGCAAAAGTTATTTTTCTTCCGTGTATCACTATCAGAAGATCCAGAAGCTGTGCAAGTAAAAGAACACATTTTAGATACAGCACAGATGTTTGGGTTCAAAGAAATGACAGGTATGGATAAGTTTTTTCAGCAGTTAGATGAGACAATAAAGAAGGTTGAAAAAGATTTAGATGAAGGGGTTGACATATAAATAGTAAGGTATTATAATATAAATGTTGGACGCAACATGGGAGTGACTGAATAAACTTACTGGCAACTGCTGGTTAAGGTGATGAGACACAGGTGGTGCTGCTGCAGCGATGCAGAACCGATTCAACCAATCGGGTCTCAGGCAATAACGTTTTTACTACTGTAGTAATGCCCGTTATTTGTTGGTACACAGGAATCCAACCTCCCTCTTTAATACAACAAAACAAATATCCACAATTATCCACATGTCATTCGCAAATTTAAAAAAGAAATCAAGATCTGGTTCTCTTACAGAGAAGTTAATTAGACAGGTCGAAAAAATCAACGACAAAGGTAGCAGTAACGTTGATGAACGTATTTGGAAACCAGTAGTAGACAAATCTGGTAATGGTTATGCAATCATTCGTTTTCTTCCAGAACCCGAAGGTTGTGAACTTCCTTGGTCTAGAGTTTATACTCACGCATTTCAAGGAACTGGTGGTTGGTACATAGAGAACTCTCTTACCACACTCGGACAAAAAGACCCAGTTTCAGAGCACAACTCAGAACTATGGAATTCTGGTTCAGACGCAAACAAAGAGATTGCTCGTAAGCAGAAGAGAAGATTATCTTATTATAGTAACATCTATATTGTAAGTGATCCAGCTAATCCTGAGAACGAAGGTAAAGTATTTCTATACAAGTATGGAAAGAAAATCTTTGATAAGATTATGGAAGCAATGAAGCCTGAGTTTGCAGATGAAACTCCAATCAATCCATTTGATTTCTGGGCAGGTGCTAACTTTAAGTTAAAGATTCGTAGAGTCGAAGGTTATCAGAACTATGATAAGTCAGAGTTCGGTAGTGCAGAAGCACTCTTTGATGATGATGCAAAGTTAGAAAAGATTTACAACTCTTTATATGATTTAAATGAGTTTACAGCCCCTAAGAACTTCAAGTCATACGAGAAGTTAAAGGAGCGTTTAGATTCTGTTCTTGGACTCAAGAAGCCAGTTAGAGCACCAATTCCTGATTCAGAGTTAGAAACTGAAGATGAAGGTCGTGGTTACTTTGCAGAACAAGCAGCAGCATCCGAACCAGTAAAAGAAGTTGCAGCAGTAGAAGAGACAACATCTGATGAAGATGATGAATCTCTAAGTTATTTCT